TCTCAAAGTTCGAGACGCCATTCTGTGTCTGCATTGTCGTTGTCTGGATATTAGTTATGCCATCTTGTGACTGCACTGTTGTTGTCTGAATATCGCTGGCACCATCCAAATCTTGCACGGTTGTAATCTGAATCAATCCAGCCCCTTCCTGCGCCTGTGCCGTTGTAGCCTGGATATCAGTAGCTCCAACCAAATCTTGCAGTGTCGTTACTCGAATCCGTGCCGTACCAATTACAACTTGTTCCTGCATTGTCACGATAAAGTTCGACTTACCAGCCAAATTCTGAACTGTAGTCGCCTGAATGTCGGCAACGCCGCTTATCGTCTGTGTGGTCTGCTGCTCACCGGCAACCCAAATGCTTGCGACACCTTTTTGGAAAGTCATGCTCAATTCGGTATTGGTAAGAACAGGATACTCTTGAAACCCAGGAACGAATTGGAGTGGATTTCTTACTCGTACTGTGCCAGCGATGTAGACGGTGGTTGTGTCGTTGCTTAGTTGTATCACTCCTGGAATTGGCATGTTATTAGTTTCCCGATCCTATACCCGCACCGGCTGGCGGGTCATCCAAATGCCAACGGACATTCGTCTGCAAATTGACATTCTGTAGGTTGACTGGCGGATACAGATAAGCCTTCACTGTAAACTGCAATGTCCAGATCACTGTTCTCCGCTGCTGAAATTGGCCGTCCCAGGTGTCTTCGCAACTGGTGCTGTTCAAAACTACCATCAAATCTTTCTCGATTCCCATTTCAGGAACGTCTTTCACCGTGATGCTATAATCCGGCGTGAAGAAGGGAAGGATTTGTTCAATGATTTGCAACCCATCGTCAATCGTCTTCGTCATCACGTTCACTTGAAAGCCGATGTTATAAGGCACCGGATTGAACTGCTTGGCGAGTACTTTGTTGCCATCAGTAAGCACCTTTACAGTTCGACCCGTGCTGGTGAGCTTCCTTTCTGAATCGTAAGTGAAACTGTTGATCTCGTAACTCAGGCGTGGGAGGACCATTTCAACCTGATCGTCCACACCCGGCATCGGATTCTGCAAGATGTTGGTCAACCACTTTTCGTGCGGCCCGAATTCACAGGGTACTTGAATAGCCTGGACAGGATCGCCGTTCTTGTTCGTCCTGACAATATGAATGTCAGCGAAGATTGTGCCAAATGCTGCGACAACTTTGCGGATCGTTCCCCAATAATATGGATTTTGCGAAAGCGTATTATACTCCAGCCATCTTCTTTGCTAATATGTGGCTTATTCCCAACGCCGCACATGCTTTGCGAATCGATGGATATTCAATTTGATTGATTGTGATTGAGATTTTGGCACGTTTAGATTTTCCAGTTAAAGAAATAACCCGTTTTGCTATCTGTTCTGGTGTTTGTTTGTGTCCTTTGCGTGCCGCAGAGAGTCTTGCTCTATGTAGATCCGAAAAATCTTTTCCCTTCCAATATTTAGGGTTTCGTTGAGATAAAATTTCACATTGCTGCTGGCGGCGGAATGGATCTCTCCATATTTGGTTTACACCCGCTTGCATTCTTACTTGATTTTCATCACTAATCGTGTGTGAGCCTTTCAATTTCGGTAGAGTTTTTGCCAACCACTTCTCTTTACGCTCACGGTTCCATTTGTACGGGATGCCTTTCTCACCACCAGAGGATTTGTTGAGAAGCGGGCCGGTTTCAGTATCACGTCGTCCAATCTCTGAAATAAGAGACACTTCTTGCGACAAAGATTCTTCCTCCGTCAATTGCGCCCTCAATTTAACGATGATAGGCTCCAAAGACTCTTTCCAAATGGCCTGAATTCGATGCGCCATGTGGGTTGTTTCTTTTTTGGCCAAAATGCGGTGCTTGTTCAATCTGTACCCGCTACCTTTACCAACATAAAAAGGTTCATACAAGAATGACACAGTTTGATAACCATAGTGTCCTGGCTTTCTGGGGTCGAGGTAAGCGTAAACGTAGTACATTAGACTGGATCTCCGAAAATGTTCTTCTCTGTTGTGTCAAGAATCTGCTCACCTTCTTTCTTCAGTTCGTCATTCTGAGCGAGTGGATCATTCGCTGCGCTGTCCACATTCTCGAAGAACTGCTGTACTCTGTCGATCTCTGGCTTGCCGGTCTTGATTGTCTCGTGGCTGTAGTCGTACTTCTGAACGTCTATGCGCCAGATGTAGCGGTAGCCCAATTGGTAAAACACGCTCTCGTGCTCTGCAAAATTGATCTGGAATAAATCATTTGAGAGAGGTAAGTAGATCAAGTCTCCCGGCTTCGGTCTTACTTCTTTGGTCGATAGCTTTGTGATCGGCATGGCATTGTAGCCGTCGTACCGAATGGCTTCATTGAAACGTCGTCTCGATACCACAAAGTTAGCTTGTTCTCGCATCTCAAGGCCGAATTTACTTATTAAATACCGATCTCCAGACCATCCTTCAGACGGATTATCAAAATAAGCCTCAATGGGAAAGTATTTCTCAAATTTGGAAAGAGGATCTTCACCAAATACAGGGTCCAGCTTCACCAATGTACGAGGAATATAGAAAATTTCTTGACCATTTATTCTGATACTTTCTATGATAAGGTCTTCAACTAATCTTTGTTCACCTTTGGCACCAATTTGATTGAAGTATTGAGAAACAGTTCGTGCCATTTAAGATACCTCCCGACATTTCGCCCATCGTTGTAAAGCCGCAAAACGCATTTTTATCTTAGTTTCATTTGAGTGAGTAAATCCTGTCTTTCTTCCTTTACCATTTGAATTTCCCAATTTACTCTGAGACATCTTGAATTTGGTTTCTTTTGAATGAACTTTCCCCCAAAAAGGATTGTTTTTGCCTTTATATACTCCTTGTCTAATTCGTTTTTTACTTGCTTCACTAATCTTCATACGAGTTTCAGGAGAAAGAACTCTGCCTGTATTTGCTCTCGAAATCTTATTCTTAGTTTCTGGCGACACAACTCTCCCAACACACGAGCCAGCAACTAAACAAATATTAAACAGGTTATTTGTTGTATCCAACCAACGCTGCTCTGCGATGAGTAAATTATTGGGGTCTTCAACATATTCAACAACAGAAAATTCAAAATTTGAAGCACCATACTTATTCCACGCATGTTGAAGATGAATGTTGTCATGCTGCTTTTGATTCAAGGCACGGCGATGCGTCCACCAGCGTTTAGAAAGATTTTTCGCTGATCCGATATACGATTTGCCATCCGACAGACAGAGTATTTTGTAGATTCCTGAAGCCACACGACTATTTAGCGCCTTGACGAATGAAAAATTTGTGGTAGAATAAGATGAACATCACCGGAACCTTTAGATATGCGACAACTTACGAAGCGCCATCTGCTTTTGAGCCTGGAAGCAGTGAACTACGACTTTGTGAAGATGGACGACCTCATAAATGGCCGGGTCGAACAGCCGGGACTGCCGGTTTTGGCCGAATAATGCTGCCAAAATTGCCGCTTCATGTCCGCTTAAATGTCCGCTTCTCTGGCCGATCTTTTTCCTTTCCTTTCAATGGGATGGAGAGATTTCGGCCAGCCGGATGTCCGGTTCAATGTCCGTTCAAAATATTTTTCGTAACCCTCTTGACAGATCCGTCAAATGTGTGCGATGATGGGTTTGTCAGCAGGTAGCAAGAACAAACCAGCCGACGAAAAGAAAGGGTACTCAATGCCTAGCTCAATCAGTACTCGCAGCATCGCAAACGTCACGGTTTCCTTTGGTGCTCTTGCCAATTTTGAAGCCAAGATCTACGCCGCAGCCCGTGAAGAAGGTTCCGGCCTCAACCTCGTCGCCATCGTGGACGGGAAAGTCGTAAAGCCCACCCAACAGTACGCCGTCAACGGCAAGGTCATTTCCTGGGACAACCTGGAACGTGGCATCGAAGTTGGCGACGACAGCTTCATCGTGATCTCCAAGTCCGACATCGAAGCGACGAAGGCGAAGACCAATAAGACCGTCGCCATCACGAAGTTCGTTCCCCTCTTCGATCCCCTGTTCTTCGACAAGTCCTACGTTCTGACTCCGAACCCGGACAAGAAGGACAAGAACCCCAACGCTCCGTCCATCGTCAGCTACGCCCTG